TGCGCATGGCAGCCATGGCCCGGTTGGACACAGATGCCACAATCGGCTCGGCGTCCAGAACGGCGTCCACAAAGCCGCGCTCATGGGCTTCTTTGGCCGTCATCCACGTTTCGGCATTCATCCAGCCGCGAACGGTTTCCTCGCTCTGGCCGCTCTTGCGGGCGTAGATAGAGGCGCTGTCCGCTTCGGTGTTGCGCAGGCGCTTTGCGCCCGCCTCAAGGTCTTTCGCCTCGCCCCACGCGCCGGATTTGGGGTTGTGGATCATGTACTCGCCACCCTCGGTCATGGTGACGTGCGCACCGGGCAGGCAGGCAATCAGCGTCGCAGCGCTGGCGCACATGCCCTCAATGGAAATCTTGATTTCCTCCATGCCGCTGTTCATCAGCATGGTACGCATGGCAATGGCCTGGTTCACATCACCGCCAGGGCTGTTGATGCGGATGGTCAGGTTCTTCACGCCCTTGGCCTTGGCATCTTTCAGCAGCTTGTCAAAGTCCGTAGCGCTGATGTCGGCCTCAGTCCATTTCCACCAGTCGTCGCAGATTTCGCCGTAGATCATCACATCGGCGCTCTCGTCGGCGGCGTTCATCTGCAAGTCATACCGCAGGCGGAAACGCTCATTGTTCGGCATTTTGCTTTCCCTCCTCGTTAGGTTTGGTAGGTTCCGTCGGCTCGGCAGGAGCCGCCGGTTTCATGTCATCAAAGGCCGCCATTTCCTTTTTCCGCTGCCGGATGTTGGAAAGCCAGTCGTTGCCGTTGTACTCGCTTGCCTCCTGCTCCTGAGTGGAAATGTTATTGGCGATACGCTCCGTGGCGGCTTTGACTTCCTTGAGCGGGTCAACATGGCCCATGCTTGCGCCCATCCACATGCAGCCGCACCACGCCTGCCGGATGGCCGGATCGTCGAAGAATCCGGGAGCCTCAATGCGACCGGCAGCAACCGCCTCGGCCAGCCATGCCTCATACACAGGCTGGTTGAAGCTGTTATTGAATGCCGTGCGCCGCACGCGCACCTCGCGCCAGAAGTCCAGCAATGCGCCGCGTGCTGCGGTGTAATTGCTCTCGTACTTCTTAATCAGCACTTCCTTGGGAATCCCCATGCCCGCGCCGATAATCGTAATCAGCGTGGAAACGAAGCTCTCAAAGGCACTGTTAGCACGAATGGGGTTGATCTCCTGAATCTTCTTTCCGGGCGGCAGGGAGTAGATAGCTCCGGGCGCAAGCTCCAATTTCAGATCGTCGTCCGTAACCTTCTCGTCCTCATTCACCGCGTCCTCAAGGCCGGTCTTGCCGTCGTCGTCCGCACTGACAACAAAAGCGGTCAACATGGCAGAAACCACATTGGCCGCAAGTTCGCTTGTCAGGTAACGGTCGAGCTGCTTGATCTGCTCAATCTGAGCCGCAACGAAAGGGATGCCGCGCCGCTGCTCCGGGCGCTCCACAGTCATGATGTGCAGGATATTCGGGTAGCCGGTGTCTGCGCCAAAGGCATCAATCGTCTGCCACTCAATCTCCTGGGTGCTGCTTTCCATCAGAGGATGACGGTTGGCAATGTGATATTTCAACACCGTACCGTCGCGGTCGATTTCCACGCCGTCGATGATCCTGCCGCCGCTGTCCGTTTCCTTGCTTTCACTCTCGCCGCCGGAGCTGTCCGGCGTGCTAACGCGGTCGGCTTCCAGAATGCGGATCACCGTCTGATACGGCGTGCGCTTGTTTTCCTTCATCCCGAAAAGCACAAACACGTCGCCGCTCACAAGCTGGCTGAGAAAAGCAAGCTGCTGCATGGTGTAGAAATTCTTCTGCCGCTCTGCGTCGCACATCACATTGCTGGCCCAAAGCTGAAATTCACGCTGGGCGTTGCGTTCCCACTCGTCGCACGCCTCGTCGCTCAGTCCCAGCAACTCACCGTCGATCTTCGGCTTGGGCTGAATGCCCCAGCCTACAACATTGGTGGTCAGCGTTGCAGGGCCGCTTCTGGCAAGGCCGCCGCCCGCGTACAGGTCACGGGCGCGTTGCCGGAGTGTAGCGCCGTGAAGGTCGATGTCGTCCTCTGCGCTGCCGCCGCCCACAATCCAGCCGATCATGCTGTTAAGGGTCTTGCTTGCGCCGTGGTTTCCGTAGCCGCTGGCGGCCATGGTCTTGCGCTCCTTCTGGTCGGCCTGCCGTTCCCGCGCAATGCGTTCAAGGAATTTCTTGTTGCCGCGTTCGGGGGAGAGCAGGAAAAGCGCCCGTTCGCCCAAATTGGGCTGTTCTTGTTTCTTCATCCTGATACCCTCCCGTTAGATGTCACGCGGAACGACACGGACAACCCTGCTGGTGCGCACCGTCCCGCTCAAAGCCTCGATCACGTTTGCGAAATACTCAATTCGCTTGGCGATCTCGGCAAGGTCAAAAGCCGTATACTCGCGCGTGCCGATGCGGTAAGCCTTTGCCTGTCCGCTGGCAAGCGCCTTTTCGCAGTCCTTCCAGAGCTGTAGCTGCTCCCTGGCTTCCGCAAGGGTGTATGCACTCGTAGCCGCCATAGGCCGCCTCCTTTCAAATCTTGATGCCGCTGGAAATCACCCGGCGCGGCTTCTTCTTTTCCGCCTGTGCCTTTGTCATGGGCGCTTCCTCCGTGACGCCCAGCAGCATACGCTCCAACTTGTTAAAGTCCCAATTAAAAAAGCGAAACGCAGCGCGGGCGTAATTCCGGCAGTCCAGCGGTTCGTTTCGCTCGTATGTTTTTTCCCACGACGCCACGCTTTGTCCGCGCACGCGCCGGATCACCATCTTCTCGGAACAAAGACCACGGAAATACTCCATGTCGTAGCCGCAGCGGTAATCCATGGGGAAGTGCATGTACCTGGGGCCGACAACCTCAACAGTCGTCGCGTGCATAATAGCGGCCTTTCCGCTGTCAACGCCGATCATCAGCTTGGCGCTTTCGGCGTTTCGTGCGCTGCTTTTCATCTGGCGCACATACGGTTTCCCTTCGCCGCCGTCACCCTTGACGGCCCATACACGCTTTCCCTCGCGCCTTGCACACTCTTTGTAGACTTCTTGGGTAAAGTGGCCGCCGGAATCGACGAAAGTTGCCAGGATGCGCATTTTCATGCCGTTCTTCATCCGCCATTCACGGTCGAGAAGGTTGTCAATCTCCTCCCATACCGCCGGAGAATCAGGCCGTCCGGGGATGATGCCGCGCGAAATGCCCCAGGATTCTTCATCCCGGCTCCATCCGACCACCTCATACTCAAGGCGGTTATCCTGCGTATCAACGCCCATGGTCAGAACCAAAACGCCGGAAGGGATTTCCGCGTTGTAATGTTCCCGGCGTTCGTGCAGCTTCTCAGGCATACCGCTGCGGTCGCGCAGCTCCCAGCTTTCGCCCAACATGGTATTGTGGAATACCTTGAGCAGTTCCGGGTCATCCTTGGCTTGCAGGAAAGTCAGGGCAATGTCGTTCCAGTCAGACCACGGCGACATAAAGGCATTCAAACGAAAAGAGCGCACGCCGTTTTCCAGCGCACGCTCGTTTTTCACCACCCATTTTGCAGGCAGCCGCTTCGCCTCATACTCCGGCGTTTCCCTCTGGCATACGGGGCATTGCCATCGGGAATTGCGCACGGTGTAGTTGGTTTCGCCGTTCTCGTCCTTGAATTGCTCCTTGTCAAACTTTATGTCGTTGAAGTGGATGTAGCTGTACTGATGGCAGTGTGGGCATTCAGTATGCCATTCTTCCTGTGTGCCTTTCATGTAAGCCTTCTCAATCTTGCTCACGCCCTTTATGGTCGGTGTGCTGGTCTTGACGATCTTTCGGTTGTGCCGGAAGGTTTCCGTTCTGCGCTCTGCCAGCTCGATAGGATCACCTTCCGTACCGGCACTGGCCGGGAATCGGTCGATCTCGTCCAGAAAGATGTAGCGCACCGGCTTGGATGCCAGATCGGAAGGGCTGTTCGCGCCGATGATTGCCAGTGATCCGCCGGGGAAGGTTTTCATGGTGATGGTGTTCGCAGCGTCGCGCCCTTTTGCCTTGAAAACCTTATCCCGCAGGGTGGGGCAGGCTTGAAACATCGGGGCAATTCGTCGCTTGGAATAGTCCTCCGCAACCTTGTCCGTCGGCTGAACGTAGAGCATCGGCCCCGGATCGTTGTCAATCGCTCGGCCCAGCATGTTCAGCTCAATTTCGGATTTGCCAACCTGGGCAGAGGCCATAACCACAATCTCATAAACGCCGGGTTGGGTGAATGCGTCCATGATCTCGCGCTGGTATGGTGCTCGATCTGTGCGCCATGGACCCGGTTCACTCGCGCTTTCAGAGGTCAGCACTCGGTTTTCGTCCGCCCATTCAGATACGGTCTGCGGCTTCGGCGGACGAAACATGGAGTAGGTGAAGCGCAAGAGTTCCCGCAAGTCCATTTATTCCTCCTCGCTTTCCTCCTCGTCGTCCGTGTCCTCGGCAGCCGCCTCAACAGGCAGCGGCGTTTCAGAAATCAGCGTCAGGGTGTCTCGGATTTCCTGGTCAATGATACCGGCTATCATTTCGGAATCCTTCATCATTACCAGGCGCGGAGATACTTTGCTCGGCAGGCGGAGCATATTCTGCATCACCGTATTGGCAACGCCGCCCCAAAGCCTGCGGATTTCGTAAACATCCACCAGCTTTCCCTCAAGGCGGGCCACTTCAAGCTCCGTCTTTCGGGTTTTGACGATCTCATGACGGGCCTTGACTTCATCAAGGGTCTGGTCGTCGCCGGTTTCGTTGTCCACGTTGTACCGCACCCAACGCTGCACAAAAAGAGCGAGGTCGTATTTTCCGCCCTCGCCCTTGACAAATAATTTTCCATCCTCCGGCAAGCCCATGTCGATGTCATGCAGACGCCGGTAGGAATAGCCCGCGACTGTCGCAAGCTCCTTTTTGGTAAGATAAATGCCCAT